AACCGAAAAAGGCCAATGATGTCCTTCGGTATCTGAGAGGGTACCTGGTCCAATGCGACACAGAGGGTATCAACATGAGACCATTCGGAGATATACATGCCCAAGTATGAAAGAAAATGCCAACTCTGTGGGCATCGAAGAAGTAGCGCATATCCAAGCAAGATATGTAGTATATGTTTCAGACTCAAAACTTAGACTTCATACACTTCTTGTGTTTATATGACCAATAATGTCCTTTAGGACATTTGCCTCTGGCAGTCGGGGCTTTCCCCGAACGAAACCCATGTGCGGATGTTATCGTACCGCTCTTCCGAGACTCAGAACGGCGTCTAGGAGGCATGGGTGAGGTGCTTGGTGGGGAAGACTCAACAGGTGCACCACTTCTGTGAGACTCAATTATTTGTTGATAAGCAGGAATAATACCACCTTCAAGGAAAAAATCAACAGCAGCTGGAATGGAACGATCAGGACGAAAGTCATACCACTGAGTACCAGGAACATCCCATCTCATACCAGAAAGAAACGGACGGTCTGAAGGGTCAGCTAGAGTAGCAATAAAACCCCAGCCAAATTGTGACATCACAAAACCGCCAAAATAGATTCATGATGATAACCTGCAATAACCAGGACAATCAACAAGAGAATCTTAAGATGCTCAGGAGTAATATTATCAAAAGACATCCTTGCAAAGTTCCTTTCCAACCACTTGAATCTCGAGAGCATTCGAGTTAGTTTCTGTATTAGTCAAAGCAAGAATACCAGCAGGTACAAAGAAAGTACCCCATGACCTCATTTGAGCCGTAGCACCAGTAGTACCAGACACAAGCATGTAATCATACACAGCCTCAACAGAATCACCTGCATTAGCTATGTCATAAGGTGGAGCCTCCAGCTCCTGGTCTTCTGCGATCTCAGTAACCTCACCAGAGATAACACTCTGTGATCGGAGAGCGGCCAAAGGATTGTTCGGAGAGACAATAGCGGAATCTGCAGTAGCATCCGGTATCTCCGACATCCTATCCTGATTGTAAGAATGAATCATTCCTACGGATGTCCAGGTCTTAGTACCATCAGCCTCAGTAGTCTGGACATTGTTAGACCCAAGAACATGTATATTCCAGGAGTCTGCCATAGGGAGAGTAATATCCTCCACATCAGTAGTATCCGTAAAGGTAGGAGCACTGGCTAGCTTAGAATATGTCCATTCACCACCAGTGGCATTAGAAATTGTATTGTCACCAGCATTATACAATCTTGGAGACTCATCACCAGAAGTACGGTGATCATTAGAGAAGTAAGGACGAAGTGTACGACCATACTTACCCATTTCTCTCTTAGTGATACCAGACTCACGAAACATATGTTCTCGAGCGAAATGAAACTTTCTGAAAGCATTACGAACTTTCCAAGTATTAGGAATCATAGCCAAGACAAGACCATCAGAAGCTGAACTTGCTGTCTGGATTTTAACCCAATAACCATAGAGATGACCTTCACGATCTGTAATCTCTTCATTCCTTGCATTAATTATTGACAAATCCTTAGCGATATTGTAAAAATTAGTATCAGCAGCAGTACCTGAATATTGTAGCATTCCTTCTCCAGTTGACTTCATATGTTCATTCCTCCCCTCAACGGGTCGAATTGGAGAGGGGAAGTCGATGGTAAATGAATCTTTACTAGATACAAACCTAACTGAGCCTATAGGCTCAACAGATTCTACTGTTAATTTACCACCTTGGGCCGAAGCGGGTTCGGATGCGATAGTTAGACAGAAACCTAAGATTACAGTCTTTCAACGCATGGTTGGGTGGCTACACTCAAATGTTCGCTCGCATACCCTAGAACAAGATAAGGCAGGTTTCACCTGCACAGACTGTCCTCAACCCCGTAGAGCATTCCGTAGGAACTACTGGACGGGAGAAGAAACCAGCCTTAGATCTCAACTACTCTGGAAGTGGATCAGTTGGGATACCACATATACTGAACGATGCAAAGAATGCAATCGGAAGTATTCCAGATTCAAGAGAGCTCATAGAGCCATGAAGAAGATTCACGATAGAGGGATGGACATTTGGTTCATCACTCTGACGAGACCAAACATCACTGGAGTACCAGGAGATAGTCCATTTGCACAACAAGCCGATCGTGAACAATGGATTGCAGACTTCAAGAAGTTCCGTAGAACGAAGATTTGGAAAGAAACATTTGCGGGAGGTTACTGGTTCTACGAATATACCAGCAAGAATCCCGGTGACAAAATCTTCGCAAAAGATGGGACTTTCATTAGACAAGCCCAAGACTACGAGATGAACGGGCACCTCCATATCCTAGCCACATCTGATGGCAGGATACCAATGAAGGAGATTGCCGCCCAGTGGGGAAATCGAGTAGACTTCAGACAACCGAAAAAGGCCAATGATGTCCTTCGGTATCTGAGAGGGTACCTGGTCCAATGCGACACAGAGGGTATCAACATGAGACCATTCGGAGA